CAACACATCGTTCATCTTTTCCTTTTAGCAAATTATTTTCTTCCATCCATTTTTCAAAAGCTCTCAATGGGACTTCAACTTCAAGGATGCAATCTTTACGTTTTAAGTTTTTTTCATCATATAGTTCACATACAATTACCTCATTTTTAAAGTCCATTTCATAATAATCTACAACTAGTTTGCTTTGATTTAAATAATTTACATTACCTTTACTTTTCATTTTATGTACTTGTTTTTAACTTTTGATTTAAATACAATGCAAATATAGAGAACTAATCCCACAAAAAGCAAATAAATGAACAACTTTTATGGAAAAAGTTATCCACATATATTTTAAACAACGGCCTGCAATGGCAATACTTGGATTGAAGTCGGCAAAAACGTTGCTTACCTATGAACATTTGAAGGAAGAAAAATTGAAGACAGAGGCCTTAAAATTGGGTAATGTAATGTAACTATTTAGATCGGTTTATACCCCTTTATAGGTATCTTTTGCATTGTGACATGGGCATTGTTTTATCCATTCATCAGGAGTGATTTTTCCATCTTTATTTTTATCAGGACTAAAGTCACGATGTCCCATAATTTTTGCATTTGGGTATTGACTTCTCCAATGCTTCATAATAGCTAATAATGTTGCTTTTTGTTGTGAGGTTCTGTTATCTACTGCTACTAATACATTTTTCGCTCCTTTTATTCCGTTCTTTGCTATTCCACCTTTATATGAGATGTGCAGGTTATTTGAATTATATCCAGCTACTCCATTTGCAATTAAATCAGGATGTTGTAACACCCAAGCTGTACCATCAGGATCAACCGTTACATGGTAACCCGGATTTTTCCATCCCAACGATTTAAACCCGGCCAATAGTTGATCGTTTGTTTCGTTTTGCCATCCAGCAGTACAATGTTCGGTAAGATATTTAATTTCTCTTTTTGATTTCGGCAATTGCTTTGCGAAGTCCACTAATTTAACGGCTTTCATTATTATTTAATTTTTGTGAGTAGAGAGATATTATGAGTACTGCTTCCAATAAGGTATGAATATCCAACGGAGTACTTTTGCTTCAACTGAACCTGTATAGCTGGTCCTAAATCAACGTTTTCCCATTTTCCTATAAATGAGCTTTGCACACCTGCATTAATTTGAAATAAAGGGGTTGGCTTTTCTATTTCTTTTGTTATAGTTTTTGAAATTTCTTTTGTTATTATTTTACCGCCAAAAACGGACTGCCTGTTTATGATACCATTACAATTTCCTGTGTCTGTAATTGCTACGAATAGGCTATCAAAACGGAGAGTGTCTGTGCTTGTAAACCCAATAGATGTATCAATTTTGGTTACATTGTTTACTTTGTTGATTGTCTTGTATAGTATTGTATTTGTAGGTTTTGTATGTATGATTATGCTATCTTTAATCGTTACATAATTTATTATTGTATCAATTTTAGTTATAGTTTGAATTGTATTTTTTTTATATGACCTCCCTATAAATATTCCACTTATAAATGTTACTAATAAGAGAAATAGTAATGTTAAAAACAATTGAGGTTTATTCATTATTTGTTTTTTCTTTAGATGTTTTATAAACAGAAGATAAGAATGTAGATAAAGCCACACCCAAAGACACAAACCCTGCTTTACTATTGTCTAATGTTACTTCTAATCCTGTTACAAATTTTAATACAACCCCAACATCAGGAACCGAAATTAATAATATTGCTATTATTATAGTTATAAGTTGAGCTGCTACAATTTTTTGTTTGTTTGAATATCCATTCCACCTATTATTTTTAATATAATATATTAAAGCAGCAAGTAAAAACCCACTCGTTACCAATAGATATGCTATTACAATTTGACTTATCATTCTTTGTCTTTTTTATTTATTAATAAATTCTCTTTTTTTTCTTTAGTAGCATAGTAATAATATCGTATTGCAAACCCTGCTGATAGTATTGCGAATATGCTTGCTATTACTCCTAATATAACTTGTAGTTCTTTTATACTTATTATAGATATTAAACTACATATCATTGACACAATAGTATATATAGTAGCTACGTTCGTATTATTATCATCTATGTGCATTTATTTAAATATTTTTGTGTTGAAAGTGGTCATTTCTGTTTCTGGGGTTTCATATAAATTAATACTAAAAATGTACGGCGATAGTGGATTCGGCGTTAAAGATGGCGTGTAGAAATCCAAATTACTTACTGTTACTTTATTGTATATAGATACAGATTGTCCAGCGTTTAAAATAAAAGATGATTGTAACATTATTTGTTTTCGAGCAGTATGATTTATTCTATTTCCGTCTATTGCAAAAAATGTATCTCTCATTTCATTGATAGTAATTATTTTTTCTGCCCCATCATTTAATATTGTATATATATTATAATTAGTAGATAACATCCCATGTGTATTATAAGGCTCAAAAGCAAGTGGATGTATTGAAGTTTGAACGATTATGCGTTGGGTATATTCATACATTAATGCTGTGCTTGTATTATTTACTACGTCTGCACTATAACCTGTATTTAAAATAAAAATAGGATCTCCTATCCTTATAAGGGTGGTGAAATCCTCCGTAATATGAATCCATTCATTCCCTAAAGCATTAGTCTGTATTATATTTGTAAATTGAGTATTCCCTACATTTATTGAGTTTTTAAAATCATTAAATGTTGTTTTATTGTTCGTTTTTAACCCATTTAGAGGAACTTTTACAAATGGTATTAAATCGTTTTCTTCAATGTTGGCTGATGCCAGCTGTGATATTTTTACTCTTTCCATTTTCCTTTAGGACATTTTTCGTTTTTAACTAATGATTTTTCGTTTACAGGACAACCGCAACTTGTACAATATATTGCCTCTAATTCTCTTGCTTCCCCTTTAAAAAGTTTCAAAAATGAACTTTCTTTTGCATAAGGGCATGAACTACATATTTTAAGCCTTTCTTTGCTTAGTTCGGCTGTTTCAATATCTATATCAAGCCATCCAAGACTTTTTCCCCATCCCTCTGCTATGTGTAATAAATTTATCATTCTATTTCTATATAATTGTTGTTATTTTCAATACCTAAACACATTCCGCTTTCTGTTATCAACCCATTCATGCAGTCGTTGCTTGCACATCCGCAATCAATCTTCTTTTCATCATCATACGCTCCAAATACCCAATCCGTTTTCCGTTTGTAGCTTACCCCATTTGGGTTGTCGCACTCACACTCTTTACAATACAATGGATAGTTTGATTTTCTTTTGCATATCCATAAGTTCATCCGTTCAAGTAAAGGGTCTATTCTATCTTGTATCGCTTTGTCGATTTTAAATTGCACATCTTTCCTATCGCCACTTGCAGAATTTTGACCATTGCCACCTATTACTTCGGGATTATTCTTTTGTTGACCTTGTGATGTATGTCGCAACCATGAAGGTACGGTGGTTGCTAAGTCCACAGCTTCGGCAGTAATTTTCCATAAAAACATTTCCCATAGTTCTACATACGCACTATCTGTTACAAACTCAATAGCGTTTATCCAAACTCCAACAGGAATATCATTTGCAGTAATAATAGGCTTTCCTGCCTGTGTCAATGATGCGTTTATATCAATAAGTAATTGTGCTTGATTTGCCTGCGTTACTTTTTTGTTTTTCTGTGCAACAAAATCATAATAAAAATCATCACATAATGCAGGTGCAATCCATCGTTCTTCAGCAACTATAATATTTTGAAATAATTGCCTTGGATCAACATTGCTATCACTTGCTATATGAAACAATACTTCATCATGGGTGATTAGTACAGGTCTTCCGGTATAGTTAATGCGATACATTGTCGAATAGGTTTAATTGTTTATATTCTTTAATACGCAATTTTCCATCATCACCTTCTAACTCCTTATATCCAAGAGCCACACGACCTTCGTTAATACTCAATACTGAATTAACATCAATTTCATTGCTGATACCCAATACAGGATTTGTTTTAATCCCAAATTGATAATCCTTCCATTTACTACCTGTCCATTCATCACTAATTTGCATAAGTGGCTTCAAGAATTTTTCAATTACAAAAGCTTGTTCTGGAGCAATAACCATATTCATTTTTGCTTCGTATATTTCACGTATTTGTTTACCGCTGTTACCCATACTTCCACTCTGTGGGTCTATCAATACTTTACTCCATTCGTTTGATAACAATATTTGTTCTTCAACTCGTTTTGAACCATTGATATAATCATATTCCTTATTCTGATCGAAGTTGATTACTTTAGAATTTTCAACGCCATGTTCGCTTGATAGGATAACATACTTCCCTCGTTTCCCATCTCCAGTGTGTGAGTTTGTAATTTCACGTGCTACCTTTCTACTTTCTTCCGTGCTCATATTTGCTTGCAGTACTATTAGTCCACCAATAACAAGATTATTATCGAAATTATCTAAGTTATAACGGCTCATTTTGTACTCCAATATTTGTTGAGGTAAACAAGCAACATTTGAAGGCATACCATAGTAATCGTATCCTGACATTTCATTTTTCAAATGAATGATAACATGCTCATTTCCATTTTCGTCTTTATACCATTCTTGATTTTTTTCTCCTGTATAAATTGGAATTTCAACATAGTCTTTTTCTTCCCCTATATTCCAAACTCCTTTTTTTCTGAAGTTCTTACTAACCATTACATGAGTTGGAATATCATCGTCATTTTCGGGCATTGCCAGCCTGCAGTCTATGTAATTTTTAAGGAAAACTTTTAAATACTTTGAGCTACCTACTTTCGTTTTTACAATTTCAATAAATGAGTTCCCACAACTGAATTTGTTATTAAATATCCCTTTCAATATATCGTTTAGAGATTGCCCTTTTTTATTTACTGATTTCGCCCATTCTGCCAGCTCTTTATCCTCTTTCCCATCCAACAATTGCCACCCATGCCCGATACAGAATTTTGTTTTTGAATTAACGCATGCAAGATTTGTAGGACTTAATAAATTAGCTTCGAGTAGTATTTGAAAGAAATTATCACCATTATCAAAAAAAGGCACATACTTGCGCCCTTTTTTAGTAATATAACCATTACCATTAGTTTCTAATGGTATAGGAGTTTTTGCATCAAGTTTCACGGCATTGACAATGACCGTTTTGTTCGCATCTTTTTTTGATGGCATGATGTTTCATTTTACTTTTTTGTTATTCCCTTACTATCGTTTTTAATATCCTCTGCCGGACTATTGTTTTCAGCAAGGAATTTTTCCCCTGCATCTTCCAATAATTCCTTTTCTTTCGGCAACACTTCAAACAAACTTTTCAAATAAGTATCGTTGTTCTCAATTGCTATTTTTGCCAACACATCAATATCATTTCTCATTCCTAATGGAACGCCTGAATTATTAAACCCTATTTGTAGGTTTTTATATTCTTCTTTTATTTTTGCCTTTGCCATTATGCTAAATTTTTAAGGATTATTGAAAAGCTAAAATTGAACCAACACCACCAGTGAACTCATATAAAGCACGAGTGAAATCTGCTGAGAAAGTAACATCTGCATAGTTGTTATCCTCAAATTTCTTTCCTGAACCACCTTTGCTAGACATCTTCACTTTGAAACGTTTTTGTTCAACATTGCCAACATATTTTTCACCCATTACAAGTATTTTGCCTGAGTTCAGCTCCATAATTACTCCAAGTCCACAACACGCACCTGCATCACCTAATGTGTTCAAGTAGTTGTTCAATGATTGTGAAATGTCTATCATCGTACCAACCATTGAATGAGAAAATTTCTTTGTTCCTATATCACTTATAGGGTTATCGAAAGTGTACTCTCCTGTATTCTCGAAAAATCTAAAAGGATACATTCTACCACCGCCAACTAATGTCGCACCACTTGTTGAAAGTGTTGCTGTTGGAGGAGTTGTATAGCCTGAACCTCCAGCTGTCACTGTAACACTAATTACTACACCATTTACAACAGTTGCGTAAGCCTCTGCACCGGTACCACCACCACCAGTAAATGTAATAGGAATTGTAGCAAACGGATAGTTTGAACCACCAACATTGACAGGCACACTGGTAACGGCATTTGCTAATGTTACTACAGTACCTAAAACAGCACCTGAACCCACACGTAAAGCGATGGCATTGTACCCACTTGGGGTGCCGTCTGCATTATTAGGACCAGCTGTTAAATTGAAATCCGAAGGGTCGAAAATCCATGCACGATTCACTCCACCAACAGTAGAGATACAAGGAGTGTTATATTGATTTAAGTTTATACAAAGCATAATTGAAAATTATTTTAAGTTAAAAATTAATTGATTGTAGTTAAGCCGATTACTGAATGTTCAGGGAGTGCGATTTGTGTACCTGCTTTCATTTTGGCTAAATATTTCCATGTTTCTTCATCTTCGTTAAACCACACTTTTAACGCTTGGTCTCCTTGAGGGCCACCACCATATTTTTTGTCTGTTGCAAACGTGAAGTTCCCTCTGATAGTAAGAATACAAGCGTGTGATTCTACACCACCATTCAATGAACTCATGATTGGGTTCCATGTAGGCTCAACCAAAATAGGAATTTGTTTATAGTGCAATTGAGGTACTCCATTTGTATAGTATTGGATATTATTTGCACCACCGACATTAATCAAGTAGTCCTCATATCCATCTGCAATACTTTGAGATACATAAAATGCTTTTAACCCTACTGGGAGTGAACGCATTAATACATTTTGATTACCATACGCCCATTTGATTACATTGTAACAGTCGGTAGGAGTTAATGTACCTGATGGGAGACTTGATGTTT